CTTCGTCAAATCTAACCTCGTCACCCTCAGCCACAATGTGCTTTGAATAATCACCGACCCTTTTCTCAAAGAAATTGGTCTTCCCTTCCAACGAGATGTTCTCCATCCAGTCGAAAGGGTTCTTTGCGTTATAAATGGGAACTTCTCCGAATTGCACCATAAGTCGGTCAGCCACAAACTGAATATACTGCTTCATTTCACCCGAGTCCATACCGATGAGCTTGCACGGAAGAGCCTCCGTGATGAACTCGCTCTCAACTTCACATGCCCACTGAACAATCTTGTGAATATCCTTGGAAGGGCACTTTTCCCTCAGATGAGAGTAAAGCGTCACCGCAAACTCCTGATGAAGGCCCTCGTCTCTGCTTATGAGTTCATTAGAAAACGAAAGCCCCGGCATAAGACCACGCTTCTTCAACCAAAATATGGAACAAAAGGACCCACTGAAGAAGATGCCTTCGACGCATGCAAAGGCGACGAGACGTTGAGCGAACGATGCATCGGAAGCAATCCAAGTCTGGGCCCATTCAGCTTTACGTTTGACCGCCGGGACAGTATCGATCGCCTGAAAAAGTTTCACTTTTTCCGCGGGGTCTTTGACGAGCTTGTCAATCATGAGACTGTACGTCTCGGAGTGGATAGACTCGTTGAACCCCTGATACGCGTAAAATGCCCGGGCCTCTGCAATCTGGACATCCTTTGAGAAATTGAGATCAATATTTTCCATCACGATTCCGTCCGAGGCGGCAAAGAACGCCAGGACCATCTTGATGAAGTGCTGTTCATCTGAATTTAGTTTGTCCCAATCTTTCAAATCACCGGCCAAGTCAATCTCTTCAACGGTCCAAAAGGACCCGATGGCTTTCTTATACAGCGCCCATAGATCATTGTACCGTATAGGAAAGGTTGTGAAACGAGACAGACTTGGTGTGAGGATGGGGTCCACCATTGTTATTATAACCCTTTAGTTTTTTAAGAGGCTGGAGGAGCTGGACAAGTTACTGGAACCGTGTTGGCGACGATAACTATTATGATGAGAGTCATGCACATACCCAATAGGAAACCTGAGAACCCCGTCATAACATAAGGAAACAAAAATATATAAAGTATAATGGACTCGGAGCTCAGGCGCTTGGCTCTCAGAATCAAAATGCACAACGTTTCAGGAAATGTTGTTCACCACGCCGCCTTGCTCAAAAAACACCTTGACCACCAGGGTATAAAATCTGAAATGGTAAAGGGATTTTGCGTCATTCCGGAGACGAAAGAGGCCTGTGGGCACTATTGGATCCGAGAACTTAATTCAGGTCTTGATTTGGATGTGGGCTTTGAAGTTGCTAAACTCAGGAGCCCCGAGCTCCAAGCTCTACATCCTGTTCTTCTGGAGTCGATTCCCCCGGGGATGACCCGCTCTGATGAAAAGGAGACGATGATAAGGGAGGATAACGAGCGGCTATTTGAGCTTTATCAACGAGACCCCAAAGCTTTTTGGCGCGAGGCTCCGCGAGACGTGACAAGTTTCCGTACGACGAATTAACCTCGGCGTCTGTTGTGCTCTTACGCGGCGAGCCCGTCACCAGGTTCATGAAAGAGTACTTTTCTTTTCTGAGAATTGGCGTGAAGGCCAGCATATTATCAAGTGACTTTTCAATAGGGTTTCCTTGTTCAAGGGCCGTATTAAATTCAGAAAAACAGTCCGATAAAAACGCCTGACCATCCGTCACGCGATTTTGGGGTTCTATACTCAGCTCCTTTGAAACCTTCAGAGCGAGACGCTTCATGAGTATAGAGGCCCGAAGTGCATTCGTCATCTTTTCGTTAATCTTCATGTAGAGTTGCACTGATCCCAAGACTCCCGTCCCTGCTGACAGAACGGCGTTCAGCACGCTGACATATTCCTGTGCGATGAACGAGTTGAGAGCCACAGCCGTCAAGGCGTTGACTGCCGAGACTATTAGAATAGGTATGTTGAATTTTGACGCAAGTTTCATATAGTACACGTGGTCTTTACTATGATAATCATAGTATGTGTTGCATTGTTGTTCTACTTTTGCCAGGAAATCTTGTTCATCCGGATGCCAACGAGACTCTTCTGTCTTCGTCATAATTTAACGCACTAAAAAAACTTTGAGTCGTTTTCAAATTCCACAATGTCCCTGACTCGGGAAGGGAGGCGACCTTTGACACCCATGTAAACCATATTGAAAATAGGGTTAGAATTTGTAATCTTGATTTTCTCAAGGAGCCCCTTGTCAGGTCGGATGTCCATCATGAGCTTGAGGAGATGGATCGCAGTCTCTGAATTTAGTTTTGAAATTGGGACCCCCTTGAGGTTCAACTCTATGATCTCCTTGAGTCCATGCTTCTCCACATACTCATCAAGTTGGGCAACGACAGGCTTGATCTTCATTGAAAATTCAGCCGCCTCTAGGGGCGTCTTTGGCTGATTCTCAATGTACTTGCCCCCAAGGAACTCAATATGGAGATGCTTTCCCTTGGGATAAAACACAAGTAGATCTGTCATTTGCTGAAACGCTCCTTATTTTTTTATATACATAGAACAGATGATTGACCACGCATATTGCATCAATCTGGAAAGAAGCAAGGAAAGGAGGGCTTCAGCTCAGAAGCAGTTTGAAAGTCACAGCCTTGACGTGGAGATGTTCAACGCAACTGACGGTAAACTAGAAGCTCCTCAGAAACTTTTCATTACCAAATCTGAATGGGGGTGCGCCATGAGCCATGTTAGGGTATGGAGGGACATCGTTGAAAATGGATACGAAACCACTCTTATTTTTGAAGATGATGTTGTATTGACTCCCAATTTTGTTGGAAAATTAGATAAAATAATGTCCGAGCTTCCAGATGACTGGGACTTTGTTAATCTGGGAGCACCTGAATTATTTAGAATTAACATGTATGATCATTCTGAAAATTTAAAGGAGGGTATATCGGTGACGTTTCATGCATATCTTATCCGCTTGAAATGCGCAAAAAAGTGGTCTATGGTTGATCCTGTTCACCTTAAAATAGCTATAGATACATTTGCGTATAATTATCCTTCGTACAATCTTCATGCGAGTGAACCAATTGCAAGTCAGGAAAGTCCATTTAATACTACTATAGGTGTTTTAAGGACGCACGACTATACATTTTATATAAGAAACCTAGCCCCTCTTATCATTTTATTATTGATAGTAGGCTATATCGTATGGCGATTCCTCTTACACTAAAAAACGTGAAAAGAACAAGAATGAAAATCAATATTAAAAGAAGATTATTTTTGAGAGTCCTGTAAATTTTCACAGGAATTGAACCATATTGGGTCCATGACAAATCATATTTATGGTTGAGAATAGTGCGTCTAGTTATGTTTCCCCATGGCTCAAACACGTCAGAATCTACAATGTTCACATCTGGATCATCAATATATTTATTGAAAAATACGCTAAGCATGAGGGGGCCGGTTTTGAGTTGCGTATCAAACACGTCATCTTCGTTCCATGACTCATTTTTTATAAGAAATTTCACGAGATTGTGTATGATTGAATTTTCCTTTGAACAGCATAACGTTGCATTGTTTACAATGACGAGATCATGCGACAAACCAAATGAACTTAGTTTATTTTCTAATCTTGATAATGAATTTTTTCCTAATATCAAATCATACTTGGTCAGTCCTGGAATTTTGTCAAGGGGGCGCAAGCATTCAACATCACAGTCCACTGACACACCACCGTAATTGTGCAAAACTATATACCGGCCGAAATCAATTTTTTGAATCATTTTGTCAAACCCATCAAACTTGGTGAGGGCCTCTGGACTGAACTTTACACATTCAGACCTCAGAGACTCTTCGTCCCATTTCATGTGTTCCCAGTCTTTATTCATATTCTCAAGTTTTTCAACGTCACTCATATATCTCATCGGAAGTTCATCCCAACCCTGAAACCAAATTTGATGTGTTATCTTTGGAATCATATTCTAAAATAGGCGTGAAAATTAAAATAAAATTATACCGCATATTACTAGATGGATGATTTTACACTCGTAAAGGCAATGGCTGTAGTTGCATTTTACGGAGGTCTAAGAACAATACAGGTGGTGCACTCGGATTATGATCTATCTATGAAGGAAGAGCTCTTACTCCTGTTTCATGAACTAGTCACTATGTTCATGATCATGGGTATATTCTTTACTGACAGGACGTATATCATGTTCCATGCAATTATAACAGCCCTCGTGGGGATACAGTGGGTTGCGCTAGGTGGGAACTGTATACTAACTCTTATAAAACGTCAGACTATTCCATATACAGACGAAGACTTTGTTCGTATATATGGAACTGAAACTGGTAAGAAAATTTCATTTTTTTCAGTCGTAGGCTTGGGACTCGCTATTGATGCGTACAAGCTTTTATTAAGGAATTAACGTGATGAGGTTCCGCATGAATGGTGGGAGGAAGCCACGGACACCCTCCACAAGCGCATTGAAGAATTCACCCCCACCCGACAGCTGACATTTTTGAAGTAAAATACAGTTTTTGGTGTACTCGTAGACGTTCCATATGATGTGCATTGTAGTCATTGGCCTGATTTTCTTGACATTGATATCCTTCAAATCTGCCGAGCACACCTGCTTGAGACCGCGTGTGAGACACAGATCCTGAATTTTGTCAAGAACTGGATAAAGTTCCCGACAAAACTTGTCTGTATCTTCCACGCTTGGCTGGAGTTCAATAAACCGCCCGACGAGGATGTCCACGTAGAGAATCTTGGCATCCTCGTCAGCCTGGAAACGCAGCCAGGAACAATTCAGAGAATTGTTCCGAGGTTCCATCTACAAACTCCGGGGTTTATAAAAATACGACAATATCGCGAAAGCATTTGGGTATGGCGAAGCTTATGGGTCCATAGAGGGTCCTGAAGATGAAACCCGTATTTATAAACTGAATCTGTCTGAGGATATTGTCGTCGCGTGTGTACTCCACAACCTCCTTGACTATTTTAACAATAAGACGAAACCTGTCCAGAGACACAAAAGGGGTGTGAACGAGGTCCGCCTTGATGATCATTCCCGATGATTTTTCACGAATTTCCTCAATCATAGGTTTGATGACGTCTAGTGTCACGCCATCCGCTGGATAGTCTTTAACAACCAGAGTCACGTGAGCGACACCGTCAGAGTCCCATATACATTTCATAAAATCCATCTATTACTATGTATAGATTTTATGGAGTGTGAAAGGGTCGCAAACTCCGTTTGCTCCTTTGCATCAGATGGGATTTGAACCCATGCGGCTTTCGCCAGAGGATCTTAAGTCCTCCCCGTTAGACCTAGCTCCGGCACTGATGCGTAAAGTCACCCCCGGTGGGTATCGAACCCACATCAACGATTTAGAAGATCGCTATACTATCCATTATACTACGGGGGTTGCTCCAACCGAGGATCGAACTCGGATTTTCGGCTCACTCGCATGAAAATTCAATTTTCATAAGACCGATACACTAACCAGTTGTGTTATTGGAGCCTGGGGCCTTCACCCCAAACTACTAACGACTTTTTTCTTTAACACTAGTAAGTGATGTCACATGACCTCGTTCGGACATTGGGCGTCGCGTGGGTTGGTGTCCTTTGCTTCGTCTTTGCGTTCTTCGTTTCCAGACTTGTTGACAATTTTACACCAAAATTGGACAAAGCCAAGCCAAAGTGGATGACCTTCCTCGAGGTTTGTGTCCAGTTTGGAATCGTAGGTATGATTGTCTACGGTGCCCGAATTTTCATCAAGAAGGTGCCCTTCCCCTTGGATGGTGTATCAGGATACGAGCACTCTGCGCTCGGTGAGCTCCGCAGTCTGCCCCTGCTGGTCTTTATTTTCATGTTCTTCCAGGTGAAGACGCAGGAGAAGATGAAGTTTCTGAGTACCTGAAACATTCCCAGAGGTGCCGGGCGTGCTTGGGCCCCGATAAAGCCGAGAACTCGTCGATCGTGTACTCGTCACCCATGGACGTATTACACTTGGCGCATATCGGGCGGAGGTTGTTGATGTCGGTCGCACCTCCTTTAGATTCTGGTTGGTTGTGGCCCACGTGAAACTGGAAAGGCGTCATGACGTTTTCACACCACGTCACGAGGCACTTGTGTTTAAAGAGCCTGTCCCCGCAATAAAGAATCCAAACCTGCTCTCTCAACGCACATGGAATTTTAGCCTTCATAATTTATTATTAAATACAAACTTTAAGCCTTCGAAAAACACATAAGGATCCTTCCCAAAAACGACTTGGGTACCGGTGGCGGTGGCTCCTCAAGATCGAGGACGGTGAGCTTCTCATGAAACTCCTGATTCTCCCCCTGGCCAGGGACCTCACATTTTCCATTCTTAATTGCATCCACCTCGAGGCGTGACAGGGTCACGGACCCGACCCGGAAGTCCTCGAAAGCTTCACACGTCACGGGGACTATAGGCTTGATGAGGTCATAGACTTGCTTCGCCAGGTCACGAATCTCCTTTTGGGCATGGTCATCAATACGAAGCTGCAGAAAGTGAAGCAGGTTGTGAAGGTTAATTTTCCAGTAAAATTCGGTAAAGGTACATTGAGGTAGGTGCGCCCGGGCCAGTTCACGGGAGACGCCCTTGGCTATCAGTTCGTCATAGACGTGGAATGCCAGATCGCACGAAGCCTTTTGCTTGGCCAGAAGGTTCGAACCGCCATCACCGAACGGCTCCTCTCCACCCTGTCCGCGGCTCATGGCCTGCTTGCGGAGCTCCTCAGGCAAGAAGAAGCCCGTGTCGACGATAGAGTAACGGGCGCTCATCTCATTCACACTGGCCGTACGGTGACGGAGCCACTGACGCGCCACGTAGATGGGCGCCTTGATATGAAACTTGAATTCGACCATCTCAAACGGCGTCGTGTGCTTGTGACGCATGAGATAGCGGATGAGGGCCCGGTCATTGCTGACGGACTTGGTGCCCGCTCCGTAAGAAACACGGGCAGCCTGTACGATTGCGGCGTCGGATCCCATGAAGTCTACGAGGCGGACCGCCATTTTAACTTTTCAAAGACGCAAGTCTTTATAACTTTGACCAATAACGCGCCTGGGGTATAGAGTACCCATTCTTCAATAGACGTTTGAATTTTCTTTCAATATTATTGGCTCTTCTGGATGCCGGACTAAGGCTTTTCTTTTTCGGGGTTTTCTTAGTATCAAATAACGACCGAAGTGTTTTGAACATTTATATTAGTGTATTTTTTCAATCGGAGCAAGACGATTGAAAAAATCGCTCCCGGTGAGAATCGAACTCACAATCTACAGGTTAACAGCAACGTCGAATTCTGACGCCTTAACCAATTAGGCCACAGGAGCCTGATGAACCTTTTAACGACGTGCTCGGGTCGAACTGCTTCCAATGAGTTTTGATCTCATTACCTCTCCCTTACTAAAGGAGTGCTCTACCAATTGAGCTATGGAAGCAGGTTCCAGTGTGAATCGAACACACATTATCAGAGTCAGAATCTGATGTACTGACCATTATACTATGAAACCCTGAATCTGACCTGGCGGAATCGAACCACCGACCTAAGGATAATTGACTATCCAAGACAGGCTTGTTTGCCTACAGTCCTTCGCTCTACCAATTGAGCTAAGGTCAGAATTGACCCTGACGTGTGTCGATCACGTTGCCTTCAGATCTTCAGTCTGACGCTCTTCCAGATGAGCTACAAGGTCGGGTATGTTATTACACACTAAACAAATTTCACTAATTTAACGCACCCGGCTAGTTCATACTAAAAATCTTCTTCACCCCCTCCATCCTGACGCGGCACCCTGGGCACTGGACCTTGTTGGTCGTCCTCACAAAACACGCGTCGCAAATCACGTGACCACAGGGTTCAATGAACAAGTCAACAAGTCGATCCAAGCACACAAAGCAAGTGAACTTTCCGTACCTTTCAACTCCCGTGTCCATCAGCACCTTCTTCATCGCCTCCAGCCTACCTTGTAGCTCCCCGCATTGTTGAGTCAGGGTAGAGATCCCTTCTTCGGACTCGTAATTGTTTAATATATCTTCGAGCTTTTCCTTTAAGTCCGGAGAGTTGACGTTCTCAATCATCATTTGAAGAACATTCATCTCTTCTTGCTTTTCGTTCAGGGCCGCGAGGTTTACAGTCAGCTGAGCCCGCGTCTTGACGAATTCAGATTTGAATTTACCCAGCTCTTTGTCAAAGTCTTCCCATGCGGTTCCGAGTTCACATGGGACGGTCTGGACGGGCGCTGGTGAATGGGGCGTCAAGACCGTCTCTAAGAGGCTCCGAGCTTCCAGGTAGGCAAAGTTCATGATTTACTAAATAAAAATGTCCTTAAGTATTAAATGTTGGCACCCGGCCTGATATTCGCCGTGGCAGTCGCGCTCATCCTCTTCGGTCTACAGTCCTTCCTGTCGGCCTACAGACGCAAGTTCGCCAACGAGATGATCAAGGCTGCCACTATGATTGTCATGGGTCTTTTCCTGATGTATTTCTGGAGCACCATCACCGCGCCTTCGGTCGGGTACAACACCAAACCGCCCGGTTATTAGGCGCCTCACCCAAATCTGAAATGAATTTAAAAACGGAACCCACGAGCCCAGACTCCACGAGAGCCTTGGCCTCAGGGCATTCTTCACCGATCCACGTCAGGACAATTTTGGAATCCTCCTCGGACAGGCCACTGAGTTTGATTTCATCCACCATGTGAATAACTGTAGTGAAAGTCTGAGACTTGATGGCGTTAAACACGCGCTTCAATGTGACAGCCCTGGTCGCGTCAAGAATCTCCTCTATACTCGCACCTGGCATCAGGACGGTCACAGCCTTGACGAGCGCCGCATCGACGATCTCAATCCGCCCAACCAGTTCGTCCATTTATTTTATAATGTTTTATAATAATAAATGGCCGTTGACGCTTATACCATTTTCCTCGGCCTTTTCGTGCTCCTGTTCCTCGGTCTGGGAATTTCCAACTTTGTCGAGACGAAGAACGAGCAGGACCAGACGACGGGCCGTGCATTCTTCGCCATCCTGTTCATCGTGCTGGGCCTTGGACTAATTCCACTTAAAATAAGCAACCCCTAAAGTACCAAGAAGATGAAGCACCTCGTCGGACACATTGAAGGCGTGTGGATCTCTCGGGTCATTCACCTCGAGAAAATTATGTATCGAATCGCTGAAAGGTGCGGGTTCACAGTCGTGGGCCGATCCTTTCACCAATTTGAACCCCATGGAGCCACGGGAGTTCTCGTGCTTTCCGAGAGCCACTTTAGCGCTCACACGTACCCTGAATTAAATAAGATTTACATTGACGTATTCTGTTGCTCCCCTAATTTCGACACTGAATTGACCTCTCTCGTCATTGAGGAAGAGTTTGCGGCTCTGAAGGGGTCGTGGAAGGTTGTGGGGCGTTAACAGTTCCGGATTTTTCCAGAAGTTTTTAGGGAGTCAATGTCCATTTTAGCACTAAAATACTGCCAAATTGATGAGACTAAAGAGCATATGCAGCAAACAGCCATGATTTTCGGTAGGGCACTGGTTGAAGTTGTTGCCATGTACGCGAACAAACTGCAACATATACATGTGAGTATAATACCACCGATGGACATCCCCATTTTGGCACTGTCACCAAAAGCCTGGAACGTATCTCCAGGGCTTCCTGTGTAACACGTTCCGTTTATGTTAACCGTCGCCGACGAAGCTGGTGACGCCGCCGGTGTATTCATTAATTATTGTTGAGATTTTTTTAGTCTGAAGGGGTCAAGTGACAGTTAGAGTGTTGTCTCTTTTTACATATATGGCGCATGAAATGTCAGACTATATAGACTCTGTCAAAGAGTCCCTGACGGACCAGCAGTACAAGGAGGGAATGGAACTCTGTAAAACGGTTTTTGAAACGAAAAAGCGAGAGAAGAAGCTTTATAAAATGACATACCTGGCACCGTATACGTTCAGTGCACACTGTGACGATGGATGTCCTATTATGAGGATTGGATTTGAAAAGAAAACAGGACTCGTCCAACTGAATGAATACGATGTAAAGTTTATTCAAACAGAACATAGATTTTCTCCTGACGAGGGAAATTTGGAAAGTTTTATAAACACCGATCCTCTTCACTGTTTTCCTCTAGAAAGTGATAGCCTCGATGGAATTATGGAGTGGTGGGAATTTCCTGTTCTTTCGCTCGAGGAGTGCGGTTAATCTTTTTGTGCTCTTCACACATGGGAACCTCTGGAAACTCCGCGTCACACATGGCAATCTTCTTGGCGCGTTCGATGAACGTATTTGGGTCGTATGTGCCCTTCATATAGTTACAATCCTTACAACACGGGCGACAGTTTTCAGTCGTGTAGCATACATTCGAGTCTAAGCGGTCGATGCCGTTCACGCGAACCTCAAGGTCGATGTGCTTACAGTACACACACGGACTTGTGAGCATCACTTTGGCATCCTCGTCAGTAAGGCGCCATTCGATTCCTCGAGTTCCGGCCGCTCGTTTGATGGAATCTAACCGAGGGTTCACATGGGTTCTGTACCACCTGGCACAGTGCTCAGCATTTTCGACGCGCCATTGCTGATTTCTCTGATTATTGTAATTTCTGAACTCATCCGGTCGCTCTTCGAGTTGTTTTGCTCTCCATTTTTCAGAGTATCCTTTTTCTCTTTGAAGTTCGTTGTGTTTTTCACGCCGTTCAGGTTTCTTGTCGTGTTTACGTTGTTTCTCGCGGCACTTGAGGCAGGTCGCCACCTCTTTTCCATTTTTATCCAAAAATTGATCCAACGGTTGTGGTGCTCGAGCGCATGAACACTTTTTGAGTTTAGGGGTCTCCATCTTACTATTATAGTAAGACATTCTTTAAGTTTCAACCTCAGGAACCTTGAACGTTCCTGGGGCCGAAGCCCGTATTTTTGGGTTTTTGATATTTTACAAGTCCTACCACATGAAAATATATATGGTAAGATCAGTTGGAGAAAGCTAATCCACCCATCCCGCTCTGAATTCTGAGGATGTTGTAGTTCACCGCGAACATCTTCTGCAGAGGCGCCGCCAGGGTCTTCATGTTCAGGGACACCTGAGCGTTGTCAATGCGCGAGAAGTTGCAGGTGCCGGTTGGCTGGTGCTCCTCTGGCTGCAGGGCGAACGAGTACACGTAGATGCCTGGGTAGGGCGTGCCCGAGTGGTACACGTATGGCTGGTACTGGTTGAAGTACTTGCCCAGCTGCTCCTTGAAGCGGTCCTGGCCGTTCAGCACCAGCTTGAAGTCCTTCATTGGGCCAACCTCCTTACCGGACACGCCGATCACAGCGGAGCCCTCCTCAATCCAGAAGATGTTGGAGCCCAGGGTGCCCGAGCCGTACAGACGGGGGGCGCCCACGGTGTGTGGCAGAGGGCTGCCAATCGCAAGGGGGGCAACGTTGGCGGTCACGTTCACGTTCGCGCACGCCGTGGAGAAGTTCCACATGCTGTTGGTGGCAGTGGAGGTGGTGTTCTGGTAGCACCACACCAGCTCCTTCACTGGGTGGTTGAAGGACAGGCGCACCGTCTGGGCGACGGAGGTGATGGAGTCACCGCCGGTGTGCTGCACCTGCTCGATCAGGTACTCGTGGCCCTTCTGGGCGAAGCGGCGACGCTCCTCGGTGTCCAGGTACACGTAGTTGGCCCACACCTCGAACACCTGGGAAGAGGCGCCGAAGTAGTTGGTGAAGGTGGACGTCAGGTCGAAGTCCAGGCGGACCTCGTGGTACTGCAGGGCAATCAGGGGCAGGTACAGGCCGGGGTTGCGGTTGAAGAAGAACAGCAGGGGCAGGTACACGTAGTTCTTGTTGGTGGTGTCGTTCAGCTGGGTGGTGGTCAGCTTGCCGTAGTTGATCTTGTCCGCCTCGTTCAGGAACACCTCAGCGTACAGGCGGAACCACGCCTGGTAGTGCTTGTCGATGCGCTGGCCACCGATGGTCAGCTCCACGGCCGCAATGGCACGCTCAGCCACCCAGCACAGGTCAGCCGTGCTGTTGTCCGAGGTCAGGTTAGCTGTGGCAGTGGCAGTCGGCTGCAGAGCCACGTACATGTTGCCGACCAGATCGCCGTTGCGGGCAATGGTCACGGACACGCGGCCGCTGTTGGAGGGCGTGCCGTTCACCGTCTGCTGGATGTTCTCCATCGCAAAGTTGGTGTGGCGCTTGTACACCGCCTGGAAGAAGGTCACCTTGGGCTGACCGGTCAGATAAACGTCCTGAGCACCGTAAGCAACCAGTTGCATCAATCCGCCCGCCATTTGTAATATACCCCAAGAAAAAAATTTAGACGGCTTTCCATTTAAACCCGCCTGCTGATCGAGACGTACCCTTACAGCACTTACTTATACGACCATTTCCAGCTCCAGACTTTTCCGATGCTTCCCGTATGGTATCATACTCGGCTATAAGGGTCTTCAAGTCGAACGACCACTGCTGAATTTTCGTAAACTTCAAAGGTTCGTTCGTCCGAACATCTTCTGGATTCACAAACTTCCACTGGAACCCTCCTGCCGTCTTGCGCGTCCCCTTGCACACTTTACCTATATGTTCACTACACGCTCCCGACTCCTTGGCCGCCTCTTCGACCGACTCGAACGTCCTGAGGAGTTGGGTCCCGTCCTTTGACCACTGCTGGACGGCCTTGCGGTTCGCCTCCTTCAGGAGCTCCTTGGCATCCTCGTCATGATGCTTCCCAAACATGGCATGGAGCCCGCCTGAGCGGACAGAGCTCATAAGTTCCTTTGTGTCCTCATGAAGCACCTTGTTCTTGTTCCCGCCAGTCTCATTGTTGTATCCGCCTGGGGCCAAGGTTCCACGCTGGGCAATCTCCCGGATCTCGAGGTCGTCCAGGCGCTCTTGCCAGTTTCCGTCCCTGGGGAAACTGTGAAGAATTTCAATCTGAAATTGGTCCCATCCGTATAGACGAATGGCGTTGTACAGGTGTCTTTTCCGGCCGTTGTTAACGTCGGAGATGTGACCGTTCAGGCGAATTTGAAAGTCATCCTGAACCGTCTGACCTATATATTCCTTGTATGGCTCGAGCTTGCACTTTATTGAATACACAAAGGGCATGCACTACTGAAACTAGCGTAGATTTCTTTAGACGAGACGTGCGCCCAGGAGACGCGCCGATTTTCTGGCGCCCTATTAAATGTCTCGCGTGCCACGCCCGCCACCCCCAAGCCCCCCACACGAGGACGAGGAGGACGAGGAGGACCTGGACGATACAGAGGAGATGGACGAGATGGACTTTGGCGACCCCATGGAGGCCCTGGGCGCTTTCCTGGCGACCGAGGACGGTGAGACCGTCGCCACCGCCCTGGTGGGCCTGAAGGACGCGACCGAGAAGATCGCCCTGAACCTCGAGATGCAGAACAAAATTCTGGTCAAAATTCTGTCAGCCGTGTCCAGCGTGAAGGGCTGTGAGTGCAAGGTGCAGCCGCAGTACATCGCCGCACCCGCTTAAAAAAGTCTGCCCCATTCTTAGTAATGTCAAGCGCCAAGAAAGTCCACACAATCCAGAAGGAGATTACTCCCGAACACGATGAAGAAATTCGGATGGCTCACCATACCACCGAAGTCAACTCATGGACGATCGAGGAACTTGAGTCAAAAATAACTCAAGCAGAGACCGATGCTGGTTTTCACATTCGAGCAAACACTCTCGCGGCTGACAAGTCGTGGGCGTACGTCTTGTTTCTGAATGACCAGGAGCGTGATGCGGATGGCTATCCGCGCAATCATATAGTAGAACACGTGAAGACGCGCAAGGACCGTTTCGTCAACAGTTGTAGGACCCTCTTGACGCGTGTGGATAATCTCAACGCCAACAAGCGTCCGAGCAAGGATGTGAACGGGGAGGAATTTACGATTGAATTTCGGATCCGTCGCCTGATTGTCGACCGTCAGGAGATGTTTGAACAGTTTCGCATCTGGGACCGTCGGTTCAATCGTATCAACAACCCGACGCTCGCCATAGACAACAACGACTCGTCCCTGAAGGATGACGATTCCAACACGCCTTACCAGAAGCTTCTCTTGTTTCTGCTTCATCAAGCGTATGACGAGGGGTATCGCCGGTACCGTGACCAATGTTGTATAGAAATTCGAAACACCCGAGCCTGGAAGCAGGTCAAGGAGATCAAGGACTTTGTGTACGACACGACACAGAAGGAGGACAATCCTGAGATGTGGAAGAACCTGACAAGCCGTGGGGGCCTCGTGGGTGATGTCGTGCGTCACCTCACCAACTGCAAGGATTTTCAGTTTCCAGAGATCAAGAAGGATCGGCACACGTGGTCGTTCCAGAACGGCCTGTTGGCGGGCAAGGATTGGGACGTCGAGCAACAAAAGTACCGAATCAAGTTTTACCCTTACAAGTCGCGGGAGTTTCGGGAATTGGATCCCACGCTCGTGAGCTGTAAATATTTCGACTTGCCGTTCGATTCGTACGATGAGATCGAAGACTGGTACGACATTCCCACGCCGCATATGCAGTGCGTCCTGGATTATCAGAAGTTCGATGCCGATGTGTGTAAGTGGATGTACGTATTCTGTGGCCGTCTGTGCTTCGAGGTGAACGAGCTGGACGGTTGGCAGGTGATTCCGTTCCTGAAGGGTATCGCGCGTTCTGGCAAGTCGACCCTGATCACGAAGGTTTGTAAGTTGTTCTACGAGTGTGAAGACGTTGCGACCCTCTCGAACAACATCGAAAAGAAGTTTGGTCTCCAGAGCATCTACCGTGGGTTCATGTTCATCAGTCCGGAGATCAAGGGCGATCTTCAACTCGAACAGGCCGAGTTTCAGTCTCTGGTGTCAGGCGAGGACGTGTCGGTGGCGCGAAAGAATGAGACGGCGCTGAGCATGCAGTGGAAGACGCCAGGTATTTTGGGCGGAAACGAGGTTCCCAACTGGAAGGACAATTCAGGGTCTATTCTGCGTCGCTTGGCCACGTGGAACTTTGGGCGTCAGGTGGCGGATGCCGATCCCCATCTGGATCAGAAGCTCGAGCAGGAGATTCCGGCGATTCTGTGCAAGTGTCTACGGGCCTATCTCGACTATGCGCACAAGTACTCTGACAAGGACATCTGGAACGTGCTCCCCAAGTACTTCAAGACGGTACAGAGCCAGATTGCGCAGGTTACGAACGCGCTCCAGCACTTTCTGTGCTCGGAAAAGTTCAAGTTTGGTCCTGGCCTTTTCATGCCCCAGACGCTATTCATCGCCCGGTTCAATGAGCACTGCAAACAGAACAACCTCGGAACGCATCGGTTCAATCAGGACTTTTACGCGGGCCCCTTCAGTGCCAAGGAACTCGAGGTTCGGGTGGACTCGCAGATTTACAACGGAAGCGCATACTCTACGCAACCGTTCATCTTCGGTCTCGACTTTGTGGCACAAGAATAAAATGTAAGAAAACAGTAATATGGAATCCATCGAGGATCAGACGCGAGCTCGGATCGCCAAGTTTCAGAAACTATGGCGATCCAAGCGCGTTTTCACAAACAACCAGGGAGCATGGAAGGTGTCCCCATCTGCACTCACTGCCAAAATTGTCACTTTCAAACTGCCGACGAATTTTAAAATGGTATTCGAAACGGAACCCAAGGGGTTCTCTGAGATCATGGGATACGCCGCCACCTTTAAAAAGCCCGTGGTGCGTTGGATCCCAGGCCAGGGGTGGATCGGCGACAAGGACGACGTGAAGAAGATCATTGCCAAACGCGGTCAGCAGACCATTGTCATGACCGACAAGTACTTTGACGTCATGGGACTCGGCAACTATGAGGAGGCTCTCTTGGCTATCGTGAAGAACGGCTGGGCTCCGCGTTTGCTCCTTAAAGCCCCTCCGACCTATAAAAAGATTGACGGCATTTTCTACATAAACAGATCCATAGCCCTCGAGGACCTGCGCGACGAGCTCAAGAAGCTCCCTGCGTCCATGGTCGACAGCATTAGCATATATGACGAGAAAGTCGGTGGCGTCCCGGCTATAGTCCTCAAGCTCAAGAGCCCCAAGTGGACCTATCAGTTCTTTAAGAACGGCACCGTGCTTTTCACAGGTATCAAGGACCCTTCGGAACGCGAGGCGCCCAAGAAGCTTTTCAAGGAGTTTTTCGCAAAATACGAGATGGTTCCATTCCTTGCTTTCAACCTCGCAAATTCCCCTGCGATAAAGAAACCTGCAAAGGGGGGCGACGCTGCGGCCAAAAAGGCCAAGTTGGCAAACAGGTACCCACTCGCCAGCTCGTGGGACGCCACGCGTCAGGGTTTCTACGTGCGTCCCGGTACGAACGGCAAACCGCGATTCTACAAGTGGCGCAAGATGGAGCGCAACATCACTACGCGCGAGTGGATAAATCGCGGCGCCATGGGACTTGGTAAGAAGAACGCCGTCGTGGTCGCCACGGCGTTTAATAAGGCGGGCATCCCCATTCCCGCCGCGACGCGCAACATCTTCACCCGGCTTGGCTTTCCGCTCGAAGAGCCACGAAGCGCTTCGGTCGCGGCCGGGCCCAAAAATCGTCGCGCCCCGGGCTGGAACGCGACCAAAGAGGGCTTTTACGTGCGCCCTGGGCCTGGTAAGCAGCCGTACTGGTTCGCAATCCCCGTGGGACTCGCCTCCGGTCGCAAGACTGTGATAAAGACGTACACTGACGCCGGACGCAACATCCCTGCGGCGGTCCGTGCGATTTTCAAGATTCCAGCCAATGTCAAGACGAACGTGATGGTTATGGGCAACGAGGCGTTCAAGCCGGGATTGCAGCACCTCGTTACCATGGGTCTGAACCAGATCCTGCGCATCAACAACCGTCAGGCGACGCGCCTCACAAAGGCGGAGCTCCTGGGCGTGGCGCGCAACATGGGCATTCCAGAGGCGAATGCCAAGATGGCGCCGGCAGATCTCATAAGTCTGATCCAGAAAAAGGCGAACGTTTACAAGCCTGTTCGCAACGCCAACCTTGTGGTCAATGGCGTGTATTACAGATTCATGAACAACGGCCGTGTGGAAAAGACGACGGGTCAGGGCATCCAGACTCGGCGCGCGTGGGCAACCCTACCAGCCGAAGAGCAGAACAAGATCGCAAAGACTCTTCTTCCCTCCAATTTACATCCGGAATACAATGCCACCGCCAAGGCGAACAAGTTTAATACCCTTCGAGCTTACCTGGCGGGCAAGAAACCCGTGGTCACTAAGGCCCCGAGCCCGCCACGCAAGGCGACGCCGAGCCCTTCATCAGCGGGTTCCAACAACAACAATGCGCTGGCTCTTCAGTTCGAGTATGCAGTTCGTCTCGGACAGAATCTAGGGAACCTTTCTCGCCCAGGAAACGAGATGCTTTTTATGAACATTCACCGCAAACTGCCCCTAGGTACACGTGGAAAGCCACTCAAGGCGGCGGTGAACCAAGCGTATAAAAAGTTCGTCAAGGAGACGGCGGCCGAACGCAAGAACGAGCCATCCAAGGCGCGATTCGTTACAAGAATTAAGGTTCCAAATTGGATGCCGACCAACAAGGTTCAAAGGTACAAAAACTTGGTGGTTAGCTTGGCGTTCCAGAAACCCAAACCTGCTCAGAAGAACATCAAGGAGGCCATAAGAGGCTGGATAAACCGCGAGGTGCCCATGAGCCCGGCGCGCGCCGCCCGTGAGGTCGAGAACGTCATAACGGGCGAGAAGCGTGTGATCGCTGCTTACGTTCCCACGCGTCGGGCGACCCCCTCGATCCCCAAGAGAAGCCCTCCACCTAAAAAGAGCCCCAAGCCCAAAAAGTACAACGCTTCCAAGAGCCCACGGCTCCAGAAGGAGTATGCACTTCCCCGCAACCGCTCGGCGATTCAGAACCTAAATAACGCAATCGCAAATATGGGGCTACCTACCGGCACCAAGAACACATACACGTGGGCGGGTTTGGCCAGGGCGGGTCTGAACGCCAAGTTCCGCAACAACTGGCTCAAGTACGTCGCCAAATAAATTCTAGTTCTAAATTAATGGATAAGTTGACCAAAGAGCAACTTCTTCGAATCGCCAAAAAAGAACGATTCCCCTGGATAACAGCTAAAATGACAAAGTCGGAAATAATAAAAAATCTTAAATATTGGAAAGTGGCTAGTAAAGGCGTGTTTGTTTATAGACCGGGTCTGGAATCAATGAAAACATATAGGGCCCGCGTGAAGAAAGCACGTAAGAAGATTGCTGCATCTTAGACACACTTCATGAGATCGAAGATCTTGTGGAGCAGATTGAAAAGCTCATCCTCGTCACCTGAAATTTGAGAAGGGTCGATAATCTCCATCTCAATCTGATGCGTCGTGTCCTCATCAGAGTCCTTGTCGTCAGGCGTGCCCTTGACGATGGTCATATCGATTGACAGGTTCTTCCTCACAAACGACCAACGCTCCTTGGTCGTTTGCTTGGTACTCGTCTCATCACCGTCGTACTCAAAGGGCTCCTCTGTGCTCACCCCCAGCCGAACGTCGAAAGGTGCTGATTCCATACTGAAATCATCCACGAGTACACGCTTCTTGATGTGACCAACCTGCTCATCCGTCTCCTCATCGACCGCCAGACGCTTATTGCCTTCAAAATAGTACACGGTCGCGTTGGTGTGCTTGGTCGACTCCCAACCGTCATACTTGTGTAGGGCCCTAGAGACCTTGGCGAAGACGGCGGGTCCCACATTCGTGTCGAACCCCTTTCCGGAAGGGCGTCCGAAGCGAAACTCAATCTCGGTATTGGGCCTCTTGGCGTGTTGACGAATCAGGGGCTCCCACCGTGTGAACAGTAGATGCGCAACTGACATTTTCGTTTAGAGAAATAACGCGTGAACCTTTTAAGACAAGATGCGGGGATTGTGGAACCTCGGCAACACCTGCTTTTTCAATACTGCAGTTCAGTGCTTGGCCCACGTCCCGCCTCTCTCAAAGCACCTTTTTTCACTCCCGCCGTACGAAGGGCCCTGTGACATCACCCGTGAATATCAGAAGCTCACAAGGGAACTATTTATGAAAGACCGATCAGATGCCGTGAGCCCGAGTGATCTGCTTGGGGCCTTCAGGGTCCGGTTCCCCCAGTTTGCCAATCAAGGTCAGCACGATGCGCAGGAGGTTATCCTTTTGCTCATAGACGTTTTTGAAAAGTCTTTAGGTAAGGAACTTATTCAGGAAATATTCAACGGGGAGGATTCACAGGAGACTTTGTGGGACACTGGAATGTCTACTGTGAAAACTCCTTTTACTACGTTGGTACTAGATGTGAGTGAACCGTGTCGCCTCCAGGACCTCATAGACGACAGGCTTGAGGAGCAGCCCATCGAAGGGTACGTGGATTCGAACGGAAAGACGCATGAAATGGCAGCCGTGCGACACCGGGTATCAAAGTGGCCCAGAATCGTGAGCTTTTCATTCTCGATGTACGATTACAAATTTCCTATCGAAATTCCTTTCGAATTTGAGGGACGCAAACTGTTCGCATGTGTTTTACACCAGGGAGTTCAGAGGGGAGGACACTACGCATTGCTCGTGAGACGCTTTAACAAGTGGTATCTGAAGGATGACGAAACTGTAAAAGAAGTGGAACCTACTAATTTCAAAGGGGAATTCTATCAAGCTTGGTATCGCCCGTGATTTCACCGAGCTGGATATTCTCCCGGATGTTCACGATGGTCCTGAAATATGTGCGGCGGTTGTTGGCGTGGGTCTTGTCGGTCCGGACCTTTTCCACAAACCACCCGAGATCCCCGTACCCACACTCCACTATGGTACCGTCGGGAAGGTCCTTGCGCACGTGCCGCATATGAAGCTCCGCCTCTTTGTACAGCTCCCCCCGATCCTGTACAAAAAGGTCTATGCCATTTAGCAATTGAAAATCAATAGTGATGCGATCACGAGGCTTCCACTTGAACATTGTCTCATGGGTCCCCATACGGATAGGCTCACGGATAGGGGTCATGACGATGCCGTCCGTCTCGTAATCGAATGAATTTAGATCAGGAATTGGCTCTTCAAAAAGTCTGTACATCTTCTTGACCCTCACGTCGAACGGAGCCGCCGCCGTCTTGATGATACCCTTTGTGACCCCTCGGGCCTTTTCGAGCCTCTGATCGAGCGGCAGGTCCATAAGGTTCTCACCCTTCACAAGCACCGCGTCATGAACCACGAAAGCCATCTTTTGATTTTTAAGCTTTACGAGTTCGCCATCGAGCAAAGTGTCCTTTGGAATCCTAATCTTGACGGGTTCAACCTGAAACGCACGGTTCACAATAAAAGTGCCCTCGGTGGAAGTGCTGATCAGGAACTGACGGACGCCGTCAGTCTTTTCACACACAAAATAGGGCTGGCGTTTCAAGAGAGCAAAGTGTCTTCGCTCGATGGAAACGGGTTGGGGGCCCGGAAACCGGCCAGAGTCGGTCGACTTCCATGCGTCCCTTATAAATTCATTCATAATCTAAATTCGATGCTAGTCTCTAAACCACGAATCGCGTAGCGATTTAGTCGCCACGCGATCACAAGTCCTTCGGACTTGGTCTCAACTCTCTAGGGCGCAAGTTGAACCCCTGCAGCCTCGAGGATATTTCCGAAACACTCATGGACGTAGTGGCACACCACCAGTGCCTCGGACGCGACACCAATTTTTACCCCAATCTTGGAAAGGGCCGAGAACATCTCTTCATTATTTTCAAGTGGAAGTTTGATTGGATCCTTGCCGCCCCGAATCTTCTTGTCCACGGGCTTGGCGTCCATGGCCCACACGCGCGCCGACGTCTTGACGCACTCGTACAGACCTGGGGCGAGCTTCTTACCCACCTCCGTGTCAAAGTTGAGACCGCGCTGAGCCGCTGGTTCGGCCGTACCCGCCTTGGTCTTCTTCTCAAACTGCTCCCAGTTGATCCCCTCCACGACCGACGGGAATACCAGAACCTGAACACCCTTGTCGAAGGGGTCCAGAACCTTGTGAAGAATTTCCTGATTCAAATTAGTTCCGTAATCCATCCAAAAGATGCGCTCGCCGCTTTTTATAACCTTGGAAAGTGATGACTTGTTCTCAACGAAATGAATCTCCAAGTGGACTCCACGCATCATACAAAGCATGTGAAGATTCATTGCGGTGTGTAGGGTTGTGGCGCTGATCGACTTGTTCCTCGTCACGGCACATACGTGGAGGACGGTCATTTATTTCTAATAAGTTCAAATCCTTAAGCCGTCGCCTTAAGCCGCTCCTCAAGGTTCCCGATGAAACGGATATTTCCTACGTGGCCTAGTACGGTCATGACGTCGGCGTAAATCTTCCCGCCCATCTGTTGCCAACGTCGGCAAAAGGCGTAATCCTCCGACAGGTACCGGCGCGACTCTGGATCGATCATACAATCGAAAACTGCAACATATTTCTCGAGGTCACGATTCTGGTGGTCATTCACGCACTCGAGCTCCGGGTACCGCTCGTGCATCTTCGTGAACACGTCACGCTTGATGAGCATGAAACCCGTTGGGCCGTCCAGAACCTCCGCGAATCCATTTATAATCTGGGTATTCTGAGACTTGAAATTCATCACGAGGGACGCCGCGACCCGAGAAAGGTCCTTGCCCGTCCCACCGTTCTTGAGGTGCTCGTCGACGCTGTCCCACATCACGCACTTCTTGGGATAACAAGCCACCGCCACTTCGTGATCAGACTTGATGAGACGCATCACTGATTCTGGGTCAAAATGAACGTCGGCATCGATAAACAGAAAATGGGTCGCTTGCGTCTTTTGGTAGAAGCGAGCGACGGCCAGATTGCGGGCCCGGTGGACGAGCGACTCATTCTCGGTCGTGTCGAGCATCATCTGAATGCCGTTCGCCGCGCACGTGCGCTGTAGACGCAGCATGGACTCGGCATAAGCCTGGAGACAAACGCCGCCATAGCACGGTGTGCTTACGAAAAGGGTAATCTGTCCGCTCATTACACCTTAAACTCAACTGCTCCTTAAGTTGCGCACAATCGCCTCTATCTTTCCCAAGGTTGGCGCCGACACGCCGCAGATTCTACATAATTCATTCTTGTCGGGCCCAAATCCGGACTCTTTCAAAACGCTAAACATGATCGCAGCCGCCACCGCCTTGGGGGTCCGCCCCTGGAGCTCCACACACTCCTCCATCTCTTTACAAACCTTGGTGATTTTCATCTTGATGCGACCTCGGTGATCCATGGGAACGCACGTGATGTCGTTGAAGAAGCGAGGGATCAAGTTGGCGCTTCCAGTGACGTGGACCTCCGTCTCAGGCATCTGCTCCTGGTACATGTCAAACGTCCGGGACAAGTCGCGCGCAGGAATCCCAAACGCGTCGGCAATCTCCTTGGTCGTGCGAGCAACCCCCGCCTCCCGACACGCCTGGAACACGCAGTTCGCCTTGATACCGCTACGGACCGCCCCTCGCGTTAGGACCGCCTCGTTGAACGCCTTGTACTTGATCTTAACCTGATACATTACGCTATCAGGAAGGCCAAGAATCTGTTTGCCCACCTTGTCGAGATCCTGATAGGCGTGAAACAGCGCACGGTCCTTGTGATTCATTGAATTGTGTAGGTTGATCATGGCCAAGCGCTTCTGCTGGTAAGAAGCCTGTTTCGCGACGCTCATGATCGTCGAGGCTCCCCAGGCGGCCGAGAAATGGTCGGTGTTCACGGGGGCGCCCACGCGGGAGGGGTCCGCCTTACACTCGTCGCCACCAGACCGCCATTCAGGTTCTTCAGAAACAAACTCGTAGTCGACCCGCCCACAGTCTATACAGACGGGCAAGTCGTCAAATACGGTGTACTGTCTCTGTCCGCCGCAGTGTTCGCACATATAATCGGCATGGGCCCGAATTTTAAGTTCAGGTTCGGGCCGCGGCCTACACAATTCAAAATCAGACCAGATTTGGTCCAGTTCACACATTTTGAATTGAAATTATCAGTGGGCGCGCCCCCTTGGCCTGGAAAAAACCTGTTTTTTCTTTAATGAGCGCTCCAGTCGTCGATCACGCCAAACGTGCGGCCGTCCAGGAGATTACGTCCAAGTCGCCCTTCAACGTCTTCAACATTGTGGCGGTCGTCGCAATTCTCGTGATTGGCTATTTCCTGTACAAGAAGTTCACCGACAAGTTCCAGAAGGGCGCCATCAGATTCCCTTCCGTTGTTCCAGCCTCGGTCAGTTCGGCGGAGGCGGCGCCGGTTGTGGTCGAGACGTCACCTGATGTTATCCCTGAGCCGGGTGTGAAGGAGGACTGAGACCAAGAGAGTCCCGAAGGGACTCATCCTTGAGATCTCAGCGCCAAACCCCGTCAACCACCTTCCACTCCAGGCACCGGTCCGCGTCCATGTACACGTCACGTTTCAGCAGCTTTTTCAGGTCCCGCTCGGGAATCTTGGTTTCGCGCGTATAAATATCCTTAAATCGATCCATAAATTGGGATAGATTCTCCATCTGATCCTTGAAATCCTCAAACTTTCCCCAGGTCCCGTCCATATTGAGTTGATGAATCAATACGTACGAGTTCTCAGTCATGTGCCGAGTCCGGCCACCCAAAAGAATGAATGTGGCGGCCGAAGCGCACACGCCGTCAGCAATCGTCCGAATCTTGACGGACCTTTTCAGCGACCGAATGCAGTCCATGGCACTCAGGCCCGCGTGGAGGTCGCCGCCGTCGCTCCGAATCCAGACGCGAATTTCTGGACGCCCCTTGATGCCCAAGTCGAGATACTTGTGATTGAGCTCTAGGGCCAATTTCTTCAGTTTCATATTCAGTTCGAGGACGGTCACCTCAGCAACCTCACAGTGAAAGTACACATCAGAGCCATGAATCTTCACGTAGGATTCCTCCTCTGAAGAGCACGGTTCGCAATTGCTTCCACACATTGTCTCTTGAGAGAAGAAATGGTCTTTGCTTTTAACCTCGACAGGGGGCTCAGATGGTTCAAAATGTCAATGTCTGAAGGTTCGAGTTCGTACTCTAAAAAGGTTTCGAAATCCCCATGCTCTATTCGGGACCTTATGAGAAGTAGAGCCTCAGTGTCCAGATTGCGGTGTGGAATTTTGTTAGAAATTGAATTAATTTTTTTGTGACGCATACACATGTTCTGGTACTTGGTCCAAGTGGAACCGGGTCGGAGCTTGTTACCCAATGTGTGAGCTATCTCCGTCGCGGGTAATATACACCCCCACAGATTGAAATAGGAAAGGAGTTCCCAGTCCCCAGCATAGACCCTCGTCTCTACTACATCGGCTATGCTCAGGTAATTTGATATAATCTCCATATTCCCCTTGGAGTCTGGATAATTCTCATGTAAAATTGAGGCGATGTTCCCAGGTTCCTGAATGGGGTGACCTATATAATCCACCGGATTCACATTTGATGCCCTGCTTACCAAATGGGATATGAATTCCCTAGGCCCCTTGAAGTCATCACGACCGTCGGATGCGAACGTCAGGCTCTGCTTGACCCGCCTCAGGTCCCCGTTACACGTGGAGATGATATGGTCACTCGCGCTCGGGAAGAGGCCCTTTATGGCCGCTGGATCCGGTACTGGAAAATCATACGTCTTAATTTCAAAACTAAATTTAATTGGAATTTGTGAGATTACTACAAACAGACCATTGGTCGGAGGGCCCGTTATTTCACGGAGTCCCACGAGGTCATATACGCACTCGTACTCGTCCAGTACGACTGGTGTATTTGTTCCATGAATTTTGTTTAAAAAATCAATAGTATCCTGTTTGCTCTTCAGAATTTCAGAAGTGAGTTCAACACAGGGTGAGAGCTCCTTGTGAACCGTCCAGGTTTTGCCTATACCCGACCTGCCCATGACGCACACAGCAGGTCCCAGCTTCGTAAACTCGTGTTCATTTTTTTGGACGCCTTTAGAAAGGTAGCGATCCATGGCTGTCGATGATTCTGACGATGAGTCTCTCACGCGCCAAGTTCTTAATATGGTTCTGGAAAACAACGCAGTGTTCCCTTATTTGACTGGATATTTGGTTTTCAACGTCATGATCCTCATTCTTCTTATTTATATCTCGGTTAAGATTAGCTTGAAATGAGCGTGACGGTTTCTAGGGCCCGTAACGGCATCCACAAGTTCACGGCCGTGTTCCCAGACGGTTCCAAGGTTCATTTTGGCCGGCAGGGCTACTCGGACTACACGAAACACAAGGACCCTGTGCGTATGAAGCGTTACTTGACCCGGCACGGAGGGAGCTCCGCTCCCGGAGCGCGGGGAACCCGCTCCTCCCGCGAGAACTGGACGCGCTCAGGCGCCAAGACGGCCGGGTTTTGGGCCAGATGGATCTTGTGGTCCAGCCCAAGTCTCTTGGGGGCCAAACGCAGGACAGAAAAGGTTCTGGGGAAAAAAATCGTACTAAAGTAATAATGGGGGCTCTGGTACCATTGATGTTTTTCTTCGTGTTTGTTCTGGGAATCGCACAGTCATCAATCACCATCAAGACCTATGCTGATGCTAAAAAGGCACAGGATACCAGCTACAACTTTTCAATATTTACTCTTGCGTTTTCACTCATCGGAATGTTGATCAGTGGCGGTATGATTTTCAGCGCCATCAAGGGCCCGGCAGCAGCGCCGGATGCGGTGCCGGCAGCTGCGGCAAACAACAGTAAATTGGTTGCCAAATTAGAAAACCTTGCTGAACAGATAAAACAGAAGGCGAATTAAATAGATATAGATGACGCCCAAAATAATCGGACTCGCTGGTCGGGCCCGTTCAGGAAAAGACACGGTCGCGACTCTCTTCGGAAAGACGCATCGGGTCGTCAGATTTGCTCAACCCATAAAGGAGGCGGTAAAGGCCCTTTATGGATGGAGTGACGTGGCAATGGAAACTGATATCAAGGACGCTGTGGACCCACACTGGGGTGTGTCACCGCGTTCAGCCATGGTTCAGGTGGCGCAGTCTACACGGATGTTCGTGGCGAATGACTTTTTCGTCACGCGCCTCTTCGACTCTTGGGAGGGGGACGCGATTGTGATTCCGGACGTCCGGTACAAGCACGAGGTGGACGCTATTCACGCCAGAGGAGGAATTACGATTAAAATTACACGCGAAGGTCTTCATAAGCATGACATAGAGTTCACTGTCGATGAGCTAGAGACAACCTACCAGATTACCAATAACGGGTCTCTAGACCGTCTTCGCCGACAGGTCGACGGTCTGGGTCTGACCTGAAGCCTGGCTGGACATGGCTGCGCTCAGGACGCGCATGGCATCGGGTGTGCGGGTCGCGTCGTAATTCATCGTACAGCCAGGAGCGATGCCGATGGAACTCGCCTCGGCGAACGCATCCTGGTTGGCGCCCAGGTACGCAAACGTCCAGCCATCCTTGGTCTTTTGCTCGATCAGGTCCTTGATATGAGCCTTGGTAAACTTGTGGCTCGAATTCTCTTGGCCATCAGTCAGAATCGCGACTGATGGGTTTGAAGACCCCTTCCAGTCCTTGATGAGACGGCCAATGGCGTCCAGAAGAGCAGTCGAGCCGCGAGGCTTGTACGTCTCGCGAGAGAGAGGCGTGACATCGTCAATCTTGGTACGCTCGTAGGTCAGCTGGTACTCGTGGTCAAACTGGATCAGGGTCAGGGTTCCACCCGTAGCCTTCTGCTCATTCAAAAACGCGTTGAATCCACCGATCGTGTCGTCCCAGCAGGACTCCATAGAACCAGAGCAGTCGAGGAGGAACACCCTATCGATGCATCGAGAGGGGCCCGGACGGTCCATTGTGACGGTGCTTACTTTGATAATGAACGGGGTCTGGCTTTAACTCGGGTGACTCGCTTTGCTTTTGTTGGTGTTCTCAGCCGATGAGACTCTGGCGTCCGCATGACACTTTTTTGTGTCGCCTCGAGGAGCAATTTCATCCATCGAGGCATCTTATTGTTCCCGTACCCTTTGGGGCCATAGTTGGGAGAGTTGACCATTAATTTCAACTTAGAAATAAAATCTCCAGAAGACCTAGAAGTCTTACTTCTGATGGTCGGGGTCGGGGTTCTCGCGAACCTCCTCCACACACATAAACCTGAAGATACCTTTTACGTTTACGAACTGGGCATTCTAGAACGGGCGTACAAAGAATGGACGCGGGTATTCCCGACCATCCGTCCATTCTACGCCGTCAAATGTAATCCGGATCCAAGAATCGTAGAAACCCTCGCGAACTTGGGTTCTTCGTTCGATTGCGCAAGTCCCGCCGAGATTGATCTCGTGTTAGGAATGGGCGTTGAGCAAGAACGGATCATCTACGCGAATCCGTGTAAACGCCGTCAGGAGATTGCACATGCGAAAAACTTAAATATCAAATTGACAACCTTCGATTCAGAATGTGAATTGGAAAAACTGGCGGAGGGGGGGTGGCATCAGGTCATCCTCCGTATCCGGGCCGACGACCCAGAGGCTCGTTGCAATTTAGGAATAAAATATGGAGCCGAAAAACATGAATGGTCGGACCTCATGATGCGGTGTCAGACCCTAGGTCTTGCATTGGTTGGAATTTCCTTCCATGTGGGATCAATGGCCAAGAACCCATCTGCATTCAAGAATGGAATTATGTTGGCCATAGAGGCTGCCGAGTTTTCCAAGAATTTCAATTTTGATCCAAAAATAATAGACATCGGGGGAGGTTTCTCATCCACCAACGTCTTTGACCTCGGTCCTGTACCTGATCAGATCAATGAAACTATTTCCAATTTAGATCCAAAATATATTTTCATAGCCGAGCCGGGAAGGTACATGGTCGAGCACATGGCGACCCTTGTGACTCCGGTCATGGGGGTCAAGGGGGAAGGGGTTACTATTTCAGAGTCTTTATACGGGGCATTCAATTGTGTACTTTTCGACCATGCTGAACCTGTGCCAGGATTTTTTACCGACGACCAATTTTTAAACGAAATTAAAAGTCAACAGGTCCCAAGAATTTTGTTTGGTTCGACGTGTGATGGGGGTGACATAATTTCAAAACAAATTCAACTTCCAGAAACCTTGAGTGAGGGTGACTGGATCGTGTGGCCGCGCATGGGGGCTTACACGTCAGCAGCAACCACACGGTTCAATGGTATACCATTCAACGAGCGGCCAATATTTGTAGTTAAGGAATAGTTCAGTCATTCAATCAATGGAAACGGCCGATGTCGTAGGTTTGATAATTTTCGTGGGAACGGTCGGCGCGTACACGTTCATCCTCTTGGGGTGCCTAGAAAGGAGTCTCAAGAAGGTGGAACGAGTTGTGAAAAAGTGCGAGGAGGACGCCAAGTATGTCAATTAAGGCGTATAGGCGCCTATAAATCAAATGTTCGCCACTTCGAACGCACAGGAGCTCAAGGCGCTTTCGTACAAGTGCATCTTTGACAAGAAGAGCCCCACTTCCGGGCGGGTTGCATCCGCCATCATCTACGCGATTGTCCGCGCGGGTCGACTGGTGGTTTCCTGTTAAGGCTTCGGAGCCCGTAAAAACCAAGTAAAATGATCTACGTCATCCGTGACATCCAATACGACTGCAACTTGGTATACGTCGAGACGCGCGAGGAGGCGATCAAGATTTGCGCCGAGATGCCAGGCGTGTTCACATGGGAACCACTCGATCTGTTTAGCGATTGAAATAATTTTCTTGTGTAATTATAATGAAAGAGATGATTGAGACGATCGAAGAAGTGAAAGAGACGGCTGATCAGGTGATCGAGACGATCGAAGAAGTCACCGAGACGGTCGAAGAAGTCATCGAGACGGTCTCAGTCGAAGTAAAAAAGGCGCATGGTATTCTGTCAAGACTGCTCGCGTGTTTTAGAGGTGAGGATCGTGTGTAAATTAATGGATGTAAAAACGAAATGGGACATGGTCGTCAATGACCGTGCGTTTCGACGAAAATTCACAGGCTGTAAAGGCGATTACGACATTTCAAAGTGTCGCAGAATCGTACATCCGAAAGGGACATTATACGTGCCCATCTCGGATGACGAGGGTCATTTCATGGCGTACGAGTTTATAGGGTCGGCCGTCATACGCGTTTTCGATCCGGCGCACCCGAAAAGCCGGTACAGCGGTCACGTCGACCGTGCCCATATTTCAAAATTATCCGGACGCCGAGTCGTGGTGTGCAAGGACCACCCTCAATGGCACGAAGAGGATACGTTCTGTGCAACGTGGACACTCGCGTGGCTTCGGCCCGACATGCGTCACCTCACGGAACGGTGTGGCTCTTAGAGACTGTGATCTCATGAATATGTATATGGAACGGATATTCATAAAATACTGCATAGGCGCATATACTTATGGAACGATGAGAACCATCGCCTACGCACCCCCTCTTAAAAAGGACGAGTACGTGACCGAACGTATTGGATGCATATTGGTTTATACACTTTCATCACCATTTATGGCTCCAGGGTATCTTTTCAAGGATCTCCGGAACCTCGAACACCGCGTGCGCAAGATGTCCGGACCCATCGACCGGAGTCCGTGGTCTTAGAGACACCGACCTCTTGAACACTAAATGAGCATGTCGGCCCTCTGCAAGGTTTGTCTGTACTACAACCACGGTGACAAGACGTGTGTGCGCTCGATCGTGGCCGTGAGCCAGGGCAAGATTCATCACAATTACGCCAAGTTTGTGCGTCTCGACAAGAACCAGTGCGGCCCACAGGGCAAGTGGTACATGGAGGTTATGGGTTCGGACGGCCTCTCGAAAAAGTCACCGATCGAGGAGCTCTTTGAATCTTTTGATATGTAATTTTTTATGTCCCTACTATAAATGGACTTTTACACTTTGATATTCTGGATTGGTTTTCTGACCCTGATCATCATTCACGCGCAGATGCTCAACACGAGCACGCGCCACGCGGTCATTTCGATCGTCGCCGCGTCAGCGATGTTCCTAGGCTCCAAGATTGGGAGAGAGTTTTTGGGCATTGGTATTTAAGGCTTTGTTGCGCATTGTTAGTAAGAAATGATATTCACTTGGCTAAACGACGATGAACTTCGCGAAATTGGCTGGGAAGAGAAATATATAGATAATGGTCTCGTGGCCCAGGTGGCTGCGTTCTTTTTCGTGAAGGACGAGGGTGATGTGTACAACGTCCGGAGGAACTTTATGCGCGGATCGTACGACTGTGAAGAGAACGTCACGTTCCGTGGTGAGGAATGGGCGGCTCTCATCACGACGTGGATTTAGTCGAACTTGACGTTCATGAGGTCGCGACGGTAGACGTCTCGGCGGTTGAGGGGGTCTTTAAATACAACGTCAGACCCTTTCATTCTCAGAATTGTACGCCATGTCACGGGGGGGCTGCGAGGTGCTTTAATCCTTCTATGTATTGTCGCAAGACCTCCTATCGAATTTTTGGTATAAAATGTACGTTTGCTACGCATCGCACCGTTGGCCTGTAGACGTTTTTTGATCACCATGACCGCCTCGTTTCCGGACTTGAAGTTATTATACGACACGGGGTCTGAGGCGTTCGCCGGGAGCTTTATTTTGACGACGTTCTGGTGGACCGTGTGAGGACGAGCCGCGAGCCATTTTTTAAGAGCACCGGACGCCTTGGAGTAGTTGGGGGCGGAGGCTTGATTGTTGTTCGAGTTTGAGTTTGATCCATAAACCAAGCCCGCAGAGGGATTAGAGTTCGAGTTAGAGTTAGAGTTCGAGTTGTTATCCGTGATCCAAATCGACGACGGACGATTGGTCCACGTGCGCCCCGCCCGTGCGAGCCTTCTGAGCGCCGCCTTTGCCACAATTTCCTGATTTGTGGTTTTGTTGCGGCGACGGATAAGTTCCATAGCATGGTTGAATAACTTTTGATCGTTCCGATCATTACCGTGCAAGAGTACGGCTGCAAGCCACCGCCTTGATTGATTCGCCAAGTTTTCACGACGATGGATAGGTCCTGACATTTATAATATCCGTATACAATAAAATGATTCCCACCAATGCCCGTCTGGCCCGCCTTCGTACACTCGTCGCAAAGACGAACGCGTCAGGCCCTGGACTCACGAACGCCAACAAGAAGCAGATGAATACCATCCTCTCCCTTGTGAATTACGACACACTCAATACGAACAATAAAAGATTGTACAACCGGGCTTTAAATGCGACTATTGGAAATGTTGAAATGAAGCGCATCTCTGGGAAAAAAGTGGGGCGCATCTTGAACAAAATAGAGGGTCCTTATTAAAGTCGTCAAGTGCTTGAAAATATAAGATGAACCCACAAATATGGGGCCAATTGCCATATGATCTCATCGAACGGGTAGCCTCGTTCGCTGATTTTGACGCGCGCCGGGCCCTAGGATTCCTGCCCCGGAGGCTCCCACGCTCGGACTTTGTGCCGCGGCCCATCAAGCCCACAACCTTCAGGTACTTTGTGGCGCTCAAGAAGCTCCTGTACATCAACTTTGACGAGTCATACGACGTGTTCACGTGGGAGGTTTATGACGGTATAGAACCAGAAGGCGACGTGTGGTTCCATGGGCCGAACGCGTCGCACAGAGGCGTTTGGCGCGGTCTCGATAGATTCATGGAATTTGATAAGAAAGGGGGTAACTTTGAGTTCCACTTTGCGGGGGCGCCGGAAATAATCTCGGACTAAAGTATGACGCCTCCTCGTCATGTTGTCATGTACATCCCCCAGGGTGCGGGTTTCACCAAGGCGAACCTGAAGGAACTCGAGCGCATCGCTCGATGGATTAAGGATGCCCAGAGCTATGGTCTGAACATTACGGAGCCCAGACAGCAGTCCACCGCGATCCTGAAACGGATAAAGGCGAATGGCGGCTACCCAAACATCGCGACTATGCAGAAAGTCATGATGCCGTACCTCCTGAAGTTCCGCAAACTGAACAAGGCTCTCAACTCCAACAACAGAAACCTCGGAAATGAGAGACGCGACGCCATGTATCGCCGCGTCCAGAATGCGGCTGGAAAGTTCAAGGCGCTCCGTAACGTCGCGGCGCTGCGTCGCCCCCCGAGCCCCGGTTCACGTCGGATGGTAAGCCAGCACAACGTCGGTACGCTAGCCTCTTTGATGCGTCCATACATGCTTGCCGGTTCCACGCCCGTCACGACGACCTATAACCGGTTCATGGCCGGTCCTCCTCGGCCACGCGTCCCACGCACGCCGAAACGCAAGTCCCCGAGCCCGAATCGCGCTGCGACGGTTACCCGTTCCGGCCGTCGCTCCGTGAAGCCCCGCACTTAAAAACGTGTCCTGTGAGGCCCCGGGGGCTTCGGACGTAAGTTCAACCCACCTTCAAAATGGAACGCCTCGCCAAAGTCAACGAATCCCTGAAGCTTGCGGCGGGAATTCCACAAAACAAATGGGACTACGGGAAGATGCGTGACATGCACGAGAACCATTTCAAGGACACCATGAAACGGCTCGAGGCTCATAAGAACAAAATATCAGAAGTAGAGGCCAAGTGCCGTCTTCGTGGGGTTGAAGAGACTGAAATTCAAAAGGAAGTGCATCGATCATTTTCTCATCAGCATATTCAACTTCTGGAGGGGGTCATCTCCGCAAAAAAGACACTGGCCATGATGGATGTGGGTTCCGTCGAGGAGTTGACGCGTCAGAAGATCGCGATACTCGAAGAAATCGTGTCGTGTGAGCCTCAGGAGCTTCCCGCACACGTCTAAAATTACCCAAAACTGACCGAGACGACCATGGCCTGTACCCTCGCCAAGTTTGCCACCGTTCCCATCAAGTATGCGCCTAAGCGCAAGTTCCTTGAATTCGCCGCGCCTCAGTGGAAGAACAAGCTCGGCGAATTCAGTGATCCGGACGTCCTGAGTTGGATTAACAACCTTTATCAGGACAAGGCGTTCCCTACACAAAAAGACTTTAACAAGGCCTATGACGTTGCATCCGCCGCGGGCCTCATGCCGTGCGCGGGCGTCTCGTGGCGCAACAAGACCATGGTCTTGAACAAGGAGGACGTTGATAATTTTGAAGAGGAATTCAAGGGTGGGGCTTTTGAGGGGTCGCAGACCGCCGCACAGAAGACGCTGATGAAGATGCGGGCCGCTTTGGAGACGGGCGAGAAGGTGATCTTTGTATATTGAACCGCATATTGCTCCCTATACCTATAGGTCTGAAGCCCATTTTATTATAAAATGCACGAGCTTCTGGAACCGATTCAAGCGTCACCGTCTTTAGTCCCCTTTGGCGCGCGTTGTCTATTATGCGTTCCATGAGCACCCTCCCTATTCCACGCCCTTTATTCGTTCCTATGAGTCGTATGCGCACGTCACCCCTTTGATTCCGTTGATTCTTGTTAATCAGAGCAAAACCGACCAACTGTCCGTTCGTATTCGTCACAGTGTAGTGTCGGTTACTGACCTTGTAAGCCTCCCGGAACCAGTTGCGGTTTATGGTTTCACGCACGAGTCTACGAGCGTCACGTCGCAGACTCTTGTTGAGAAGTTTGTTTGGGCCTAGGATGGCCAAGTTGTTCATTAATTTAAGTAGAGAATTTAACGGTCACGAGCCCACTCCTTCTCGAGGTCCACGATTTCCTGAAGCGCCTGCTTGTCGCGGTCCGGCTGTGTGATATCGGCGTACTCGGCCTCGAGCTTCGTGAGAGGCGCGCGCAGTTCCGCGTGTTCAGCGCGCTTCCGGGTCAGCTGTTCATCGAGCGCCTTGATCTCGTCCTCGAGCTTCACGACTGGCGCGTGGTCAAAAGCCTTGAGTTCATTGTTCTTCGCCTTTCGCGCCTCCTTGTCCACCACGCACTCCTTGATTTCAGCGCGTTTCTGAGCCATCCACTCCCCGTGAATCTTCCACTGCTCCTCGTGATTCATACCGCGCCAGCGTCTCTTGGCGGCGGCGAAAGCCTCCCAGGCCTGCTCACGAGCCGCATCGACGCCAAACTCGTCACGTGCCGAATCGATGTCGCGATGATACTCTTCGACCCCCTCATAGATCATGTCGTAGCTACAGGGCGGGTAGCCCTCGTAATCCGCTGGCCCCGTCTCAAAGTCGGCGTCTCCACAGCACACAAAGCCATTCTCGTCTTGGTCGATGGAAATTCCCCAACCCATACTTTGCTAACGCATCAAGCCTTTAACCGTTTGGCGGGTCGGACGGCGTTGCGTGCGCGTCTGAGGGCGTTGTTGGCCGCGTTCTCACCGTACTGCATTCTCAGGTTGTTGGCCATGTTCCGAGCCTCAACGAGTCTGCCCTGACCTTCATTACTGCGACGCGCATTGTAATTGAGACGCGCGATCCGGAGTGCGTTTCTATTGAGATTCTCAGTGTTGGCCCGACCGCTGAGCCGAGCCATCGTCTTACGATATCCTCGGCCGCGCAGTCCTATTGCGTTATTGTTGGGCGCGTAATACATGTTTTTGAAAGCCTTCTGAATAACCTTGGCTGCCCGGGCGGG